AGCCAAGCAATGAAGCACCATTTAGAGTTTTGATGCTTGTCCCACTTACTAGAGTTGCTTGCGCCCCCAAAGAGGTTAAAGCATTACCAGCGGTTGAAGCTCCTGTACCACCATTTGCAATAGGAAGCGTTCCTGTTACACCAGTAGATAAAGGAAGACCTGTAGCATTAGTTAAAACGCCACTTGCAGGTGTTCCTAATTGAGGCGTTGTCAGAATAGGACTTGTTAGCGTCTTATTAGTAAGCGTAGTTGTACTTGTTGCCGTGACAACATTGCTAGGTGTGATAATTCCAGATAGTGCTACTGTAGCCATGATTAATCCTTACGATAATTTTGGATATTTGTTTTTAACTGCTTGCAGAGTTGCAGCCATTTCAGCAGGAAACACACCTGCTTTAAACAGCGCATCAAGTTGGTCACCAATCGGTGGATACTCATCGGCTCTATCACGCTGATATTTAGTTCTAGTTTGTTCTGCTAGGTCTATTTGATTCTGTACATCTTGTGCATCTTGGTACGCTTCTTCTTCAGCAGTAAATTGAACTAATCCATTTGGGGTTGCATGAAATCTTGCCATGATTATTCCTTTAAGTATTTGCTAAACCATACAGTCTAAATTTGCCAGTTCCCCAAGTACCATTTGATGATTGGAAACGAATACCAGAAAGTGCGCTACTAGAATTTCCCCAGCTTCCTATACCTTGTATTTGTTGAATTGTGTTTGCAGCATAATTATTACCTACCACATTAAAAGAAATAACTTTTGGGCCAGCTGTACTTAATGGGCAATAAATATTACAAGTAAAACCAGAGGTATCAGCTAAAGCATTTACTTGCACCATTTGAATACTTGTAGCGGTAGTTTGTGCGTAGCCTGTAACAGACGTTCCTGCACTTGTAGAAACAATTGCACTTGTTCTATAAAAAGCACCAGTTTGATAAGTTGAAGCAATTGCAACTTGTGCTCTTATAGTTCCACCACCACCAGAATCAACAAAGTCAGAAGCTACTACCAAATAATTATCGTATGTGGATGTAAAGTAACCATCAAAAGTTGCATAACTTGCGGATGCTGCGTCAATTGTCGCCAACAATGTCATTGCACTTGCTGGTGCTGAAACAGTTGTCCAAGTAGGCAAACCAGACCCAGCACTTGTTAAAACTTGTCCATTAGTGCCAGCAGCACCAGCAAGGGTCAATGCAGTTGTTAAATTTGCAGATGCGATAGTTGGTGCAGTAAGAGTCTTGTTAGTTAGAGTCTGTGTGCCAGTTAAAGTAACCGCAGTACCGCCATTGCCACCAACTTGTGCAGCCACATTCCATCCGTAGCTTGCGCCTGTATAAACAAGCGTGACAGTTGCACCCGTAATATCGCAGACCAATGTGTCACCAGCCGTATTGCCTGCAATTTTGATAGAGCCTGTTGGATCAATTGTTAAGTTGTTTGTTCCCCATTGGCTTAAAGAGTCAATGACAAGAACAATATTGCCTACTGATGGGCTTGAAGGCAAAGTAACTGTAAAAGCACCACCTGTTGTATCTGTTAGAACACCATCATTGTTTGCCGCTGTGTAGTTGGCTGTTTTAACTGCCGTGTAAGCAACACCACCGCCCCCTCCTGCTGGTGTAGCCCAAGAACCATCGCCACGCCAAAAGGTTGATGCGCTTGCAGAAGTTCCGCTATTAAGATTTGTAACTGGTAGGTTGCCAGTAACACCAGTAGACAAAGGCAAACCAGTTGCATTGGTTAAAGTCACAGATGTTGGTGTACCCAGAATAGGAGTAACCAAAGTAGGTGAAGTAGCAAATACAGCCGATCCTGTTCCTGTCTCATCAGTCAAAGCAGAAAGCAAGTTTGCAGAACTAAATGAACCAAGTGAGGTAGCATTACCAACTGAGGTAACTGCACCAGTTAGATTGGCATTGGTTGTGACGTTACCCGCAGTCAGACCAGATGCCGTTCCTGTAATGTTAGTTCCTATCAAAGCCGAAGGAGTGCCTAAAGCAGGAGTCACCAATGTAGGAGAGTTAGCAAAGACCAAAGCACCTGTGCCAGTTTCATCAGAAACCGCAGAAGCAAGGTTTGCTGAACTAGGAGTAGCTAGAAAGGTTGCTACGCCTGTTCCAAGACCTGAAACGCCTGTGCTTATAGGCAAGCCAGTAGCATTGGTTAAAACGCCACTAGCGGGTGTTCCAAGGGCGGGAGTGACTAGAGTTGGGCTATTGGCAAACACTAAAGCACCACTACCTGTTTCGTCAGTAACGGCAGAAGCCAAGTTAGCAGATGATGGAGTAGCCAAGAATGTGGCTACACCAGTACCCAAACCACTTACACCAGTTGAGATTGGCAGACCTGTAGCGTTTGTCAAAGTACCAGATGCAGGAGTTCCCAATGCGGGAGTCACCAAAGTAGGACTGTTTGACAGAACTACAGAGCCTGTGCCTGTAGATGAAGTTACACCAGTACCACCATTGGCAACAGGCAAAGTGCCAGTAATGTCAGAAGTGGAAAGGCTTACTGCATCCCATGTAGCATTTGTGCCATCAGTTTGTAGATACTTGTTTGCATTACCTGTTTGGGTAGGCAAGAGGTTATTCAGAGCAGCAGTAGCCGTAGAAGCACCTGTACCGCCATCAGCAACCGCTAAATCAGTAATACCAGTAATTGAACCACCAGTAATATTGGCAGAAGCATTATCTGTCTTAGTCGCAACAGCAGTAGCAATATTGTTAAATTCGGTATCAATCTCAGCACCCTTAACAATCTTTAAAGGATTGCCAGGTGATAAGTTATCTTTTGTAGCGAAATTGGTTGATTTAGTGTAATTACTCATGGTTTACCTCTTACCCTATTTTGCCATCTTTGGCTTGAATTTCAATTTTTTGCAGAGAAAATGAAGCATTGTTAATTGTAGTTTCATAACCAGTTTGGACAATTTTTCCAAAACCTGAAGCATTGGCAGTCAGAGTTTTAATTGGAACACCACTTGTGTATTCAGCAATGTTGTATTCAGCAATACCATACTCATAGCTTATTTGCGTAGGAATATAGACATTCTCTGATTGATAAGCACCAGAATAATCAAATCCCCACTTGATCGTTAAGAACTGATTAGACCCACCAATAACGATGGCTGTAATATTTTTAAGGATGGAAATCTGGTTAGGGTTTCCTAAGTCAGCATTGTTTGTGTAGTACAAAAAACGATATGTAGATGCATCATCAAGATAAGTTCCATACTTACCGATATACCCATTCTTACCAATGTACAAATCACCATTACGCAATGACCGCAAAGCAGTTGGTGCAATTGAGTCCCACTTCGTTACACGGGAAGCTCCATCTTGCAAAGATTGTTTGGTATCGAAGCAGTAAACTTGCAAAGATGCAGGTAAAACAAGCAGATAAAAGGCTTCTTTTTCTGAGTAAACAGACTTCAGATTAGCCAATGTCTCACCTGCCAAAGATGAATTTAGATCAAAACGAACATTCTTAGACAAGTCTCTTAGGGGTGCAGACTTCTCTTGAATTGTCCTCATCAATGAGCGAACACCTGAGTCTGACAAGAAAACAACGTCAGTACCAATACTTTGTATGGTATCTCTAGCGATACATCCAATAGAGCCTACTGTGTCGCTCAAAACGAGAGATGCGGGTGTAGAAGCACCTGAGTAAACAAGAATCTGCTTTTTACCAAAGATAAACAAGAAATCATTGTGCGCTGCCAAGCCCATAACTTCATCTGCACCATTAGGCCATACACGGGATACATCCAATGAGCCTGAAGTACCACCACCCCATACATGACCTGCAATCAGATCAGAAAAGGTAACAGTTACTTTGTCTGTAGATGTATTAGCTACCCACAAACGACCAAATGCAGAGATGGCAATGTTGGCTTGAGGAACTGTAGCAACATAACCTGACTTCTCAGAGACTCTGCGATAAGTTGTGGTGCTTACGGCAGGGTCATAAATCAAAGGATCGTGACCAGTTTGGAAGAAGTATGCAATACCATTAAGAGTGGCAGTTTGCCAGTTAGATGCCGTGATGGTAGGAGCAGTACCGCCACCACCATAGGTCAACTCAGTCACCGCATTAGAAGTGCCAAGTTTGAATATCTTGTTGTTGCCAGCAAACAGAACTGTAAGAGTCCCATCAGTCTGGACTAACTCATGGATAACACCAACGTCATTAGCACCCAAAGCACCAGAGGATGGGTTAACCCTTGACCAACCTTTTCTAGCACCAATACGACCATATTGATCCAAGATGCAGTTAGTTGCGACCAATGCAAAGCCAGCCCCTAAATCAAGGGGAGAATCTTCAGTATTCAGGCCATAAAAGCCTGGTGCTGAGAGACTGTAACTTTGGAGTTGTGCTGCCATTAGACCGCCACAAAGTTGTCTTCAGGATAACGAGTTGACTCCAATGCAATAGCATCAGAGAGCATTCCTCTAAACAAAGCATAAGCCTCATTAGAGTTTGTTCCACCATCTTCACCACGCTCAATCAAAGCACGAGAATAAGCACTTTGAGTCACCAAGTAATCAAGAACCTTCACAGATGTGCCATCAGCAGACAGATTAGCCTGTGGGATGGTCAAATCAAATTTAAGTGTATAGACACCATTGGGGACAGGAAACAAATCAACTTTTGTGTCGCCATTGCCATCTACACCACTAAAGCAAAACTCACTAGGAATAGACTGTGAAGGCGTACCAAAGTTGAGCTTGCGGTTCATGTCCGCAACAGCAATGTTGTCTAAAGTAATAACACTTGTAGTGTTTATAGCGTCATTGATACGGAACTTCTGACCTGCACCTGTCAAAGAATAAGAACTTGTAGCAGCAGCAGTAGTAACTGTAATTGTTTGTCCTAAAACATTCCAGTTATAGGAATCTTCAATCTGACGCTTGGCATCATTGACAAACTTGCCAATCAAAGCAGAATAGGTTGTTTCGCCAACAGTAGATACTGTGCTTTCACGCAAGCGGACTAACACATCGTTAACAAGTTCTAAGTAGGTCATGTTCGTTGCGCTCCTGCTATTACTGCATCTAACTGGCAAACTGCATCCTTAAATGGCATTGCATACTTCTTCCAAACTGGTCACGATCCTCTGATTTATGACCCCGCAGTAAGTACAACTACTTATCGCAGAGTCTCTGAGAAGTCTGGTTATGTGGCTACTGTTCCGCAAGCCAACATTGCTATTTCAGCATTTGGTCGCTTGTGGGTGGCTAATACTGCTACAGACAAAGTAACTGTTACCTTCTCTGATCTGATTGCAGGTCATGTATGGGGTGGTGGCACTTCAGGCTCATTAGATGTATCTCGTGTATGGCCTAATGGTGCGGATGAAGTGATGGGTTTGGCAGCTCACAATGATTTCTTGTTTATCTTTGGTAAACGACAGATTCTTGTTTATTCTGGTGCTTCTACACCCGCATCTTTGGTTCTGAGCGACACAATTGGCTCTATTGGATGTATTGCTAGAGATACCATTCAAAGCGTTGGTTCTGATGTTATTTTCTTGTCAGACTCAGGTGTTCGTTCACTGATGAGGACTATTCAAGAGAAGTCTGCTCCTCTGAGAGACTTGTCTAAGAATGTGCGTTTTGACCTAAATTCATCTTTGGCAGGTGAAACATTGGCTAACTTGAAGTCTGTTTACTCAGAAAAAGAAGCCTTTTATCTGCTTGTTTTACCTGCTACTTTCCAAGTTTACTGCTTCGATACCAAGCAATCTTTGCAAGATGGGGCATCTAGGGTTACTAAGTGGGACTCTATTGCACCAACTGCTTTACGTTCTTTGCGTAATGGCGACTTGTACATTGGTAAGAATGGCTATATTGGTAAGTATGGAACGTATCTTGATGACGCATCCACATATCGTTTTTTGTACTATACAAATAATGCTGACTTAGGAAACCCTAATCAGATTTCTATCCTAAAGAATGTTACTGCCGTTGTAATTGGTGGGTCTAATCAGTTCTTAACAATCAAGTGGGGATTTGATTATTCTGGTGCTTATCAATCAGAGAATGTTTATATTCCTACACAAATAAGCTATGAATATGGCATTGCTGAATACAACATTGCTGAATACACGAGTGGCGTTCCGATTAAAACTCTGACTGCCAATGCTTCAGGTTCTGGAAAAATTGTTCAAACTGGTTATGAAACTACAATCAATAATGTTTCATTTTCTCTGCAAAAAATTGAAATTCAAGCCAAAGATGGCAAAATAGGGTAAGAGGTAAACCATGTCTAATTACACAAAATCAACTAATTTCGCTACCAAAGATAACTTATCACCTGGCAATCCTTTAAAGATTGTTAAGGGTACTGAAATTGATACTGAATTTAACAATATTCAGACTGCTGTTGCGACTAAAACAGACAATGCTTCTGCCAACATTACTGGTGGTTCAATTACTGGTATTACAGATTTAGCGGTTGCTGATGGCGGTACAGGTGCTTCTACGGCTACTGCTGCTTTGAACAACCTTTTGCCTAGCCAAACAAGCAATGCAAACAAGTATCTTCAGACTGATGGCACTAATGCTACATGGGATGCAGTAAGCCTTTCTACTGCTGACATTACTGGCACTCTGCCTGTTGCAAATGGTGGTACTGGTGTAACTTCTTCTACTGGTACAGGCAATGTAGTGTTGTCAAACAGTCCTACTTTGGTGACTCCCGCATTGGGAACGCCTGCTTCTGGTACGGCAACTAACCTAACAGGACTGCCAATCTCAACTGGCGTAAGTGGTTTGGGTAGTGGTGTAGCTACTTTCTTGGGTACTCCATCATCTGCCAATCTAGCTTCTGCCGTAACAGACGAAACAGGTAGTGGTGCTTTGGTGTTTGCCAATAGCCCAACATTGGTCACTCCTGCCCTTGGAACACCCGCTAGTGGCGTTTTAACGAATGCTACTGGCTTGCCTATCAGTACAGGTGTTTCAGGTCTTGGAACAGGTGTAGCAACCTTTCTAGCGACTCCCTCAAGTGCAAACCTTATCTCTGCTGTAACAGATGAAACTGGCACAGGATCGTTAGTTTTTGCAACAAGCCCAACATTGGTAACACCCGCCTTGGGAACACCATCTGCTTTGGTTGGCACAAACATCACGGGTACTGCTTCTAGTTTGACAGCAGGTAACGTCACTACTAACGCTAACTTAACAGGTGCAGTCACTTCTGTTGGCAATGCAACCTCTTTGGGTTCATTTAGCTCCTCCAACCTTGCAGGTGCTTTGACAGATGAAACAGGTTCTGGATCAGCAGTATTCGCCACTTCACCTACTTTGGTGACTCCTATTCTTGGAACGCCTACTAGCGCAACCTTAACCAACGCTACAGGGCTTCCAATCTCTACTGGCGTGTCAGGTCTAGGAACTGGTGTAGCAACGGCTCTAGCGGTCAATACAGGCTCTTCTGGTGCAGTTTTAATCAATGGTGGTGCTTTAGGTACTCCTTCAGGCGGTACTGCAACTAACTTAACTGGTTTGCCTTTGTCTACTGGTGTAACAGGAACTCTGCCTGTTGCCAATGGCGGTACAGGACAGACCACTTACACAGATGGTCAACTGTTAATTGGAAACACAACAGGCAACACGCTGACCAAGGCGACATTGACTGCGGGAACTGGTGTAACAATTACCAATGCTGCGGGTGCAATTACGATTGCAGCTTCTGGTGGCGGTGGTGGTGGCGATGTTGTTGGCCCTGCATCTTCTACTGACAATGCTATTGCAAGGTTTGACACAACCACAGGCAAGTTGATTCAGAACTCTGTTGGAATTTTGAGTGATGCGGGTGCTTTGTCTGGTTTGACAACCATTTCTGCATCAGGAGCAATAACATCTACGCAAACAGCATCAGCAGATGTCATAACTGCAACATCCGCTACAGCGAATGGAAAAGTTATTCGCATGAGTACTACCAGTGGCGGGTTATTGTTTGGTGTAGAAGTAGGTAGCGGAAGTAATTATATTATTGGCAGTACCTATGACGATGCAATCTTGCGTGGCAGAACTGGTGGAATAAGTTTTAGTGTAAATGATGGGTCATCAGTAGCAATGCGCCTTGCCTCTACTGGTTTAGCAATGGCAAACAATGTGGGTGTAGGCGGTGCAACTCCATCATCAAGCGGTGCTGGCATCACATTCCCCGCAACTCAATCAGCATCATCAGACGCTAATACGCTAGATGACTATGAAGAAGGCACTTGGACACCTACAGTATCTTCTGGATATACAAGTGTTTCATATGACAATCAGCATGGTTGGTATACAAAAGTAGGAAGGTCGGTTGTTATATCTGGTCGAGTGCAGTTTAGTGGTACTGCCAATGCTAGTAATATCACAATTGCTGGGCTTCCTTTTACACAGGGAAACATTGGTGGTGGCGCATACGGGGGCGGTGGAATTCCCTATGCAACAGTAGCGGCAATAACAGGAACAAGCCCTTATGTAGGCGACAATACTGTTAACTTTTACACAACAGGAACGACAAGTCAAATTACTTCTGGGGCCACAAATGTATCAAACCAATGGATTAGTTTCGTGGTATCAATATCAACGTAATAACTTATCTATACCAGATTAGTCTAGTCAGATACAACTTAAAAGGAAATTAAAATGTCACTCACCAAAACTACAACTGTTGACCAAATTACAGTTACTGAAAACGGCATCATTCTCTATCGTGAAGCAACACGCATCATGGAAGATGGCAATCAAATCAGCCAAACCTACCATCGTTCAAGCCTCACACCCGCACAAGACCTGACAGGTGTTCCAGCCAATGTCGTGGCAATCTGCAATACAGTCTGGACTGCTGAAGTGATTGCGGCTTATCAAGCGGCACAGGCTGCGGCTGAAGCTGCTCGAACATAAAAGGAAAATATCATGGCTGTAACAAGCGAACAAATTTTAGGGTTTCTTAACGCAAATCCTGGCATGAGTGATGCCGATATTGTTGCGGCTATGGAGCAATATGGCGTTTCTCCTGCTCAAATGGCTCAGGCTGTTGGAGTAACAGAGGGAGAAGTTGCGTCTCGTATAGGAGCTGCAATTCCTGCCAATCAAGCAGTGCTTCTTGGTGATACTTATGTTCAAGCCATTAACCCAATAATTGGCTCGGGTGAAGATCAGCAAGTTGGTGCATTAGAAAATGTCATTACCTATAAAGCTAGTGAGAACCAAGTTGGTGGAAACATCAATTATTACTCTCCTACTGGTGAATACCAACAAACTACTCAACAACAAGAAGTTGCAGGTTCATTTTTAGAAGGATTAGGACAAGCCCTTACAGACCCTGTAGTTCTAGCCGCTTTAGCAGGTGGTTATGGTGCAGGATTGTTTGGTGGTGCGGGAGCATTAGGTGGTGCTGCTACTGTTGGCTCTACTGGTCTAACAATGGCTGAGTTGGCTCAATTAGACCTAGCTCTTGGTGGTGCTGGCGGTACTGCGGGTGCTACTTCTCTTGCTAGTGCTTTGACAACAGGTGCAGGTGTTGGAACATTAACAAACCTAACGGGTGGCAGTGGAACAGGCACTCTTGGAGTTGGTTCATCATTAGGAACTGGTTTAACAACTGCTGGCGTGGGTGGTCTTGGTGGAACAACAGGAGCTACTGGTCTTAGTGGTTCTCTTGGTACTGGATTAACTACTGCGGGTACAGGTGGTCTTGGTGGCACTGGTGTCGTCTCAGGTTTAGGAACTGGCATTGGTACAGGTTTAATAACAGGTACAGGTACAGGTGTTGGCACTGGTATTGGTACAACTCTGACAGGTGTTGGTACAGGCGTAGGAACAGGTATTTTAACGGGTGTAGGCACTGGAGTAGGCACTGGAGTAGGCACTGGAGTAGGCACTGGAGTAGGTACTGGAGTAGGTACTAGGGTTGGAACTGCGGTAACTACTGGTTTAGGCGGTTTAACTGCGGCTCAACTAGCTGCTTTATTCTCTGGTGGTCTGAATACTAGTGCTGGTCTTCTCCAACAACAAACATCTCGTGAAGCGGCTCAAAGAGCGCAAGCAATGATTGATGCTGAGACTGCTGCTGCTAAACAAGCGGCTATGTTCCGTCCAGTTGGAATGACTACTAGATTTGGTACTTCACAGTTCCAAACTGATCCTGTAACTGGTCAATTGATTAGCGCAGGTTACACACTAAGTCCTGAAGCTAAGAATGCTCAAGACCGATTGGTAAGGTTGGCTGAGTCTGGATTGCAACAAGCTGAAGGAGCGCAAGCGCAATTTGCCCCACTTCAAACAGCGGCACAAAGTCTTTATGGATTAGGTCAAGGCTATTTAAATGCACAAACTGATCCTCGTTTGGCACAAATTGCATCTCAATATCTTACTCAGTCTCCAGAGAGCAAAATGCTTACTTCTCTTGGAAGTCAGTACATTGCTCAATCTCCTCAAGAAGTAGCTCAGAACTATCTAAATCAACAGATGGCTTTGTTGCAACCAGGCAGAGAACAAGAGTTAGCTAATCTGCAAAACAGACTACAACAACAAGGTCGTGGTGGTCTTTCTGTTGCTCAAGGTGGTACTTTGGGTGCTACAACTCCTGAACTACAGGCTTTGTTTAATGCTAGGGCGCAACAAGAGGCTCAATTGGCGGCACAGGCTCAACAAGCGGGACAACAACAAGTTCAGTTTGGTGCGGGCTTAGTTGGTACAGGTCAACAACTTGGTATAGCTGGTCAACAGTTTGGCATAAATACATTAGCCCAACAACAAGCATTAGAGCAACAAAGATTGGCATTTGGTTCTGGGCTATTTAACCAAGGTGCGGGACTGATGGGCCAGTATTATTCTGGTCAACAAGCGGCTTATGCACCTTATACAACTGCTTTGGGGCAAGTGCAGAACTTAGAGCAATTAGGACAACAACCTTTGACAATGGGTGCGGCTCTTGGTCAACAAGCAGCTCAAGCGGGTGCTAATGTTGGTCAATTAGGGCTTCGTGGTGCTGAACAAAGCGTTGCTTTAGCAACAGGTAGAGCCGCTACAACTAACCCTTATTCAACATTATTAGGCGGTTTGGGTTCTGCTCCCGCATTTGGTACTGCCGCTGGCAATGCTTTATATAGCTTATTTGGTTAAGGAATCATCATGGCAGAAAATATTGTAGCGGGTCTATTTGGACTAACACCAGATATGTATGGTGAGCAACAACGTAGAAGTGCTTTGCAAGAAGGTATTACCCTTGCTCAACTAGACCCTGCGGCTCGTGGTGCGGCAATGACCTATGCGGGTGCTAGAGGTCTTGGTACTGCTATTGGTGGTGCTTTTGGAATAGAAGACCCACAACTTCAGCGCATTACGCAACGTCAGCAATTGCTTGGAATGATTGACCCAAGCAATCCGGACTCATATATTCAAGCTGCTCAAATGGCATTGCAAAGTGGTGATGCAGAGGCTGCTTATGCTTTGCGTGAGCAAGGTACGCAAGCCAGAATGCAAGCCATGAAGAATGAGGATTATTTGGCTCAACGTGGTCAAAGAATGCAAGCCCAAGGACTTGATGCTCTTGCTCAAAGTTTAGTAACACAACTGAAAAACCCAGATGGTAGTGTCAATGAAGAAGTGAAGAATAGACTGTTGTCATTCCCACAAGGACAGGCAGCAATCTCTCAGTTGGCTAAAGTTATTCCTGATCTCCGCAGGATCGGTGCAATGGGTGTTCCAGAAGACAATCCATTCAAGGTGTTTATTGACGATGAAACCATCCCAAAGAATGTTAAAA